CGACCAAGGGAACCACTGTGCGCACTGCGGCAGAGAGCACCGGTCATGACGATATCAAAACCGCAGTACTTACAGAGGAAACACACAACACCATGGAAAACATCAAGGACGCAGTCAAGGCTGCAATCAGCGAACTCGCAGGCGAACCCGTAGCAGGCGGCACGATCCACAACGCACCAGCAATGAAGGCCGCACCAGCCGCTGTCGAATCAGTCAGCCCATTTGACACCAACGAGTACCATCAGGCGTACAAGTCGTTCATGCGCGGCAGCGAAGATGCATCGGTTTTGAACACCCTGCACAATGCCAAGAAGTCAGCGTTTAAGACACTGACCGAAGCAACAAACAACGACGGCGGGTTCACCGTTCCGACGACCATCAACCGTGAAATCACGGCACGCCGCGACGAACTTTCGTTCTTGGGTCAAATCGGCTTCACTCGTGTCACCACGGAATCGTGGAAGCACATCATGCCTGCGCAGAGCACCAAGGCAACTCCCGGAATCGTTGCCGAGGGCGTGACCGCAACAGCCAGCGAGCCAAACCTCGCCAACTCGAAGACCATCCAACTTTACAAAGACACACTCGAATTTGCTTTGTCGGATGAACTCATGGCAGACACTTCGAGCAACCTTGAGTCGTTCCTGCAGACCGAAATCGCCCGTGCGATGGCAGTCAGCGCCAACAACTACATCGTCAACGGTTCCGGTTCTTCGCAGCCTTACGGTTTGCTTACCCGGGTCACCAACACCTTCGCATTCAGCGCAACGGCAATCACCAACGCGCAGATTGTCGGGCTCAGCACCGACGTTGCAGGCGAATACCTGACCAATGGCGAGACCGGCTTCATTATGCAGAACTCCACCTGGGGCGCATTGAAGACCCTCGACCTGACCAACTACAACCGCATCACGGACACCGTGAACGGTCAGCGCACGGTCGAAGGTTGGCCGGTGATGTTGTCGGCACAAATCCCAGCAATCGCAACGACCAACAAGTCGATTATCTTCGGTAACTACAACTACTACGCATTCGTAGAGCGTGCCAGCGGTGTCCAGATCGAGCGATGGCGCGACGTGCGCAAGGGCTTGACCTACATCGTCGCTTCATGGCGCTACGGTGGCGACGTGACACAAATCGAAGCCTTCTCGGTCGGCGTCCACGCTTAGTCAATCAGGGAGGTGTCAAGGATTCCTTGACACCTCCCTACCACACGGAGACCCCACAATGAAAGTACAAATGTTATCCGGCATCGTGTTTCGTGACGCAGCCACCAAGGCGTGCACACCGTACCAAGCCGGGGATATCATCGAAGTCAGTGACGTTGATGCAAAGATTCTGATTGACGAAGGCTCAGCCGTCGCAGTGGAATCAGAGCCAGTCGAGAAACCAAAGCGCACCACGAAGGTGGTCTAAATGGCATACGCAACCGCAGCGGATTTGCGTGCGTACATCGGCGCAACCGCAACGACGGACGACACACAACTTGGCAACGCGGTGACCCGTGCGCAGACCGAAATAGAGCGCATGACGCACCGGCTCTTCGAAGCGGCCGCAGACACGACGCGGTATTACACACCGTTGTACCGTCGTGAAGTGTTGGGCGATCTCGAGGACGACGGGCGCACGCTGTGGCTCGGTGCTGACCTTTGTGCATTGACGTCGATTACCAACGGCAACGGCACCGCAGTTTCACTGTCGGACGTCGTGACCGTTGATTTAAACATCAAGCCATGGTACGCAATCCGACTCAAAGACAGCGCAAACATTGAGTGGACATTCACCGGGTCACCGGAGTATTCCATTGCGGTGGTCGGTCGCTTCGCATACTCTACGACGCCACCAGCGGACATTGTAAGCGCTACGTTGATGCTCGGAGCATATCTGTACCGGAGGCGCGAAGGTGGCCCGGATACTGACCGCAACATCATCAGCGCTGACGGCGTGCTTATGGCTCCCGCACGGTTTCCGACCGATGTATCAACCATCATCAAGAAATACGTGAGGCACTCATGAGTTCACAACTCGACAGCATCCTTGACGCGGTCGAGGCCATGAGTGTCAGCGGTGTGACCACGGTATACCGCGGGTCATCGCTGAAGGACTCCGCAGAAATTGCGGACATCCCCATGCGTATCATCAGCGCCATCGGCATGAGTTCCGCACGGTTGCAAACCAAGACGCTCGGCGGCTCTGGTCATGTGATGATGGCGGAGTGGACCATTACCGACCTTGCACTACTCCGCTCGGCGGGGATGGGGCTTGGTTTGTCCGATGTTGCGCCAAGTGTCGAATCATACCTCGCTGCGTACCACGACGCAGTGCGCACGTTGTCGGCGCCATCGTGGGCAGTTGTTGACCTTCGATGTCGTGCGCAGGTCTTAGAATTCCCAGCGGCATCGGGCCGTAACTATGACGCCGTTGTGGCGACCCTTGTATTCCGTGAGATTAACCAATAGGAGCCTAAACCATGGCACAAACCACAGCCGCAGTCAACGGCGTTGCTTCAACGGTAAGCATCAAAGTCGGCGCAGGGTCATACGTTGACATCAGCGGAGCCACGCAGAGCGTCGACGCCGCAACCGCAACCGTGATGAACTCCGACACCTACACGCTCGACGGGAGCGGCGCAATCATTTTGTTGGGCAAGTATGAGCCCGTCGATGTGACGGTAAACATCTTGTATACAGAGACTGTAACCACAGAGCCGTTCATGGTTGCGCAGGGTGCCTTCGCAGCGAAGAGCGCAGTCCAAATCAAGTGGGTACCACGTGGCGCAGGCTCGGGAGCCAACACGATCGAGACCGCAGAAACCGGATACATCACATCGATTGATTACCCAGCCGTTGACGCATCCTCAGCCGATGCGCTCATGGTTTCCTTCACTGTACGTTGTCCGGGCATCACGTACACTGACGTCGCATAGTCGGGCGTGCGGTCATGGTGGGGCGTGACCGCGTGCCAACATTTAGCCCCACCCATTTTTCTACGAAGGAGACACCCCACATGTCTATTGAGTACACCATTGACGACGACGCGTTGACCATTGGAGACATTATCAAACTCAAGGAAAGCGGAGACGACACAGACGTCATGCTTGATATCCTTCGTAAGTGCGTAACGGTAAAAGGCGGAAAGTTCGAAGACATTCCGGCGAAACACTTTAAGCAAATTGTTTTGGCCGTTCTTGGTCCCGTCAATCCTTCACTGGGAAACTCAAAACGGCGCTGAGCGCACACCTTTGGGTGGGCGAAGAAGCGCCGATGGAATACATACGGCTGATTATGTGTCGCGACGTGTACCACTGCACACCGACGGAACTTGAAGCAGTGCCATGGCGAATCATTCAACAAGACATCACTATGATGCACGTCGAACGCACGGTACGCGCGCGAAGGAATAAGAAGTAATGGCCGAAGAGACCGTATTAATTCGCTTTAAGAGCGAAGACGAAGCAAGTAAGGGTACGAAAGCCGTCAACGACGGGCTCGACGATGTGGTCACAAAGACCGGCAAAGCGGGCTCGTCGTTCTCTGGCATGGGCACCGTCATGAGTGGCGTTTTGCAGGGCGTCGGCCAAGCGCTTGGCGGCTTCGCTATGCAGATGGGAAGCAAAGCGCTCGGTGCGGTCACTGATTTTGTCAGTGGAAGCATTGGCGAAGCATCAGCGTGGAACTCAGTATTTGCGCAGACGCAAGCGGTGGTAAAGTCAACGGGCGAAGCCGCAGGATTGACCGCAGACGAGATGGGCGAGATGGCGTCATCGATGAGCGCAAGTGCAGGCGAATCACTATTCTCTGATGACGCCATCCTTGGTGCGCAAAACGTGCTTGCAACGTTTACCAACATCAAAGGGCAGAACTTCGGAAGCGCGACGCAATCCATCCTTGATATGTCGCAGGCGCTCGGCATGGACTTAGATTCGGCAGCGATGCAAGTCGGCAAAGCGTTGAACGATCCCGTCGCAGGCTTGGCAGCACTGAGCCGAAGCGGCGTGCAGTTTACCGCAGAGCAAGAAGCCATGATTAAATCCATGGTCGAAGCGGGCAACGTCGCAGGCGCGCAAGAAGTCATGATGGCGGAACTTAATACGCAATTCGGTGGAAGCGCAGCGGCTGCTGTGGACACCTACGCAGGACAGCAGGTAGTCCTTAAAGAGAAGTTCGCAGATATTCAGCAGACGCTTGGTAGCGCACTGATGCCCATCTTGATGGAATTCGGTACGTTCATGTCGGACACCGTAGTGCCAATCATTGCGGACGTTGTCGGATCGTTGGCAGGATGGATTAATTCCATGCAAGCGACGGGCGCCACGTCGGGAGTCTTCGACACCATACGCAACGCTATTGCAGCGGTGCCGGGTATTCTCGAAGTACTCAACGGTTACCTTGCACAGGTGCTCGTCTTCTTGCAACCGTTGACCGATGCAGCAACTACCTTTGGCACTATCTTTGTCAATGCAATGATTGGCGCAGGCACTGCAATTGCGGAATACCTCGGATCGCCTACGGTTATGGCGTTTCTCGAGGGCCTGCAAACGTTGCTCGGTGCGCTCGCTACGACGGTGCGTGATATTCTCGTGTTGGCATTCCAAGGTGCGACCATTGCATGGACATTGCTCAGCGACGCATTTACCATTGCATGGCCGTATATTCAAACCGTGCTTGATACGTTCTTTAACTTGGTGACCATCGTGATGGCGGCGGTGAGCGGTATTCTCACAACGTTGTCGCAACTGGTAACCGGTGATTTTTCCGGAGCATGGACGACGTTGAAAGAGACCGTCGGTACGGCATTGACTGACCTCTGGGAATTCTTCAAGACACTTGACAAAAACCTTATGACGTTCTTTGACACCATCAAGCCCGAGGCTTTGAAACTTGGTAAAAGTTTGATTCAAGGTATTGCCGACGGTATCACAAGCGGCGCAACGCTACTCAAAGATGCGGCGATGACCGCAGCAAAGGAAGCGTACCAAGCAATCAAAGACTTCTTCGGCATTTCGTCACCGTCGAAACTGATGCACGACATGATTGGTATCAACGTGTCCAAAGGTATTGCGGGCGGTATCATGGATGGTATACCCGAGGTTGTCGGAGCGTCCGAGCGAGCAGCAAACAGCGCGGCGCAAACGATAAACAACTTCACATTCAGCGCTTCGTACGCAAACACACAAAGCGAGTCATCTTTGATTAACGACGCACGTGCTTGGATGATGACGTTGGGGGAGGCGTAATGAAATTAGAATTCTACCGCGGAAGCGCAGTGTGGGAATTCAACGTAGCGAATGGCGGCTACAGTGGCGCAACAATGTACGTCACCGGAGCCGTCAATTGGGGCATTGCACCAATAACACGCATCACCCAACGCGGACCATTCCAAGAAGGCGACAGTGATATTGATTACCGGCTCAATCCTCGCGTCATCAATTTGCCGCTCGTTGTGCCCGGTGAAACGTATGACGAGATGATGAACAACCGCGAGAAAGTCGCTACAATGTTTCGACCGGGCAACGACGTTGCAACATTGCGCCACACACTTAATCCCGACGCAGTTATTATAGATTTGCGCGGTGTACGGTGCATCGATGTCAAGGTTGCCGGCGCAGTCATGGACACAACCCCCAACGAATTCAACGTGCGCGCAGTCATTCAACTACGAGCCGACGATCCGACATGGTACGACCCAACGCAGAAGCCTTTGCAACTCACCAACATACAATTTGGAACACCAACGCCATACCCGAAACCGTATGGCGTCCCGTACGGTGCCGCATCGGTCAATAACATTGTTTCGTTGGCATACTACGGCACCGCTGTATCGTATCCGGTATTGGAGTGTTACGGCCCATTGGCTGGGCTTGTGATTGACGACGGACTAGGTCACGCAATCTCATTGACGCAAACAATACCAGCCGGCGAAGTGTGGACAATTGATTTGCGCTACGGACAAAAGACCGTAACCGACAGCGCTGGAGTATCGAAGTTTGCCGCGATAAGCATAGACAGCGATATTGTGAACTGGGGACTGTATCCGGAAACTTCTTTTCTTGGTGCATATCAAACAATCAGCCTCAGTGCAACTTCAACAGACTCCAATTCTACAGTGTACATGTATTACAACGTCCGATACGTCGGTATTTAAGGAGTCTAAGCAATGGCAGAGCAATCTATTGGGTTTGCAACGGGAACCGGGGCAGCGTATGGCGATGGTAACGTTGGCGCTGGCTATGATTCGTCGCGCATGATTGCGATGGAGACAAAGACACTCGGCGACGGCGTGCTGCAGGTCGGCAACGAGTTTGCAATGAGTGGCTCAGGGACTGGTACGCTGACTATTCAAGACGGCGCCGCAATTGTCGGCGGTTATTTCTACGAAAACACTTCGTCATCGGCCATTGTGATTTCAACGTTAGCAAACGCCACGTATAACGTCGTCATCTTCGTCAACAGCACCGCGGGCTCGTTGACGGTGTCACGGAGCGTAGCCGACACGACCGTTGGAACGTACAGCGTGCGACTCGCAGTCGCTACGAGCGCACAACTCACTGGTCGAGTCTACGTACAAATTGGCACCATCACCGTGGCGGGTGCTGTGATAACTGCAATCACGCCATCGTACGCAATGTTTGGTACGACGTCTCAGTTGCCATATCAAGCATATGCGTCGATGAGCGGAGGCATTGCTATACTGACACTGGCCAACACGTCATACGATTTGTCTAGTTTTAGCAGCCCAACATCATCCGGCGAAGGGCTCATTGTTGCCGATAACGTTGCCAACACGATGACAGTAAAGCGTGCGGGTATGTATTTGATAACAGGATCGTGCGCATTCTCATCTGGCACTACTGGCAATCGTTTGGTCACAATCAACGTAAACGGCTCAAATGTATCTTCAACACGTCAAGCGGCCGGAGGCGCTGCTACGCTGACGATTACACAAACCGCACTGCATTTCTTGGCTGCGGATGACATTATAAAAATCATTTTGCAGACGTCTTTGGCAGGTCAATCTGTTGCATCTGGGTTGTTCAATGTAGTACGAGTCTAACCATGGCGATACAGTACGTTATCAAACTGTACGACGATGCAGGGGTGCCGGTTGGCATCGTCACCCCGCTCGACATCGCAGTGGTGCACAAAGTCAACACGCCAAGCGTGGCGACGTTTTCGGTAAACCTCAACGCACCAGTGGTCAAAGATTTGGACTTCGGATACATCATTGAGATTATCCGAAGTGACCCCGATATTGGCATGCAAGCGTATACAGAGTTTACCGGCTTCATACGGTTTTGGGATCGCATCTACGGTCAAAATCCCATCATGAAAGCAACGGCGGTCGATGCGCAGTGCATCTTGCAATCTCGCATCGTTGCATGGTATCCCAATCTGTTGGGCGTGTCGTTCTTCAAGACGGCATCGTATCCAACCGCTTCGTCAATCATGACGAACCTTTGGAACTACAACGTTGGCAGCCTCGCTAACGGCAATCCACCAGGCATGACTGCGGCGCTCACACGGCGCTACGGCACGAAGTTGCAACGATGGGCCGACGGACGTGTTACGACCGCAACCAATGCCACTAACCTCGGTATCGGCGACGCTATCGAACTGTCATGCAGTGGCGAAAATGTGCACGAGACCATGGTCAAGATTGCGGACATCGGCGGGCTTGATTTCA